ATTAGTGTATGGTTGGAAGCTATCAAGTAAGTTTGGAGTATTTTTAGAAGCAAGAAAATTATCAATGTACGACATTGAAAGCTATGAAGCTAAGATGGGATTAAACATCTTAATATATTAATGGCTGCAAGAAAAAGAAAAAAAGCTATACCTAAAACTACAAAAGGAAAGGGAGCTAACTATAGAAAGACTAAATCTGGAGCAGGAATGACTGCTAAAGGAGTTAAAGCATATAGAAAAGCAAACCCTGGAAGTAAATTAAAAACTGCTGTTACTGGTAAAGTAAAAAAAGGTAGCAAGGCAGCTAAGAGAAGAAAATCTTATTGTGCAAGGTCTGCAGGACAGTTAAGAAAAAGTTCTGCTAAAACTAGAAATAACCCTAATTCAAGAATTAGACAAGCACGAAGAAGATGGAAATGCAAATAAAGGAGATAATATGAATTGTGAATGTGGATGTTGTATATGCCTAAGCTAAATATGATAGGCAATATTATTGATAAAGTAGCTGGTCATGTAGACAAGTTTACTTTAGACAAAGAAGAAAAAGCTCAGTTAATTATGGAAATTAACAAAGCTCAAATAGAAGTTAATAAGATAGAATCTGCTTCTGATAATGTATTTAAAAGTGGTTGGAGACCTTTTACAGGATGGGTTTGCTCAGTAGCCTTATGCTATCACTTTGTACTACAGCCTTTCTTAATGTTTATATTTATATCTATTGGAAAGCCTATGAATTTACCAGTATTTGATATGAGCACCTTGACTACGGTACTTTTTGGTATGCTTGGGCTTGGGGGGATGCGTAGCTTTGAAAAAGTTAAAAGGTCAGCATAATGCCAAGACAATCGCTACAGCTTAATGACTTTAGTGGAGGGCTGAATACTAAGTCTTCTCCAAGAGATATTGCACCTAACGATTCTCAGTTAGTTGAAAATGTTGTTATATCTAATCCTGGATTAATTACAGCAGCTACAGTTTCAAGTAGTAAAGCAAGTGCAGCTACTATGGAACATGCTGCTACAGGAAATGGTGCATTTATGTTTAATTCTCAATTTAATATTAATACAAGCTCTGGAGGTAGTTCTGCTGGAACTATTACACAGCCAACTCAAACAATAGCATTTCCTATTAATAAAGGCTCTACAACTAATACTGCAATTCAATTTTTTAGACGAGATTTTGATGCTACAGGAAATTTTACTTATGAAGCAGATGATGTAGAAGTAGATATGCAAGTTCAGACAGAAGTACAACCAGTCTACTATTATGTAGATGGTGTCTTATATATATCAGATAAAAGAGTAGTAGATGGAGGAAACTCTGCAGAACCAAGTAAATTACAATATATTTCAAAAACAAGATTAGCTTCTAGTACTACAGTTGTGGGTTGGTATGATAGTAAATTAAAAGTAGAGATTCCAAGCACTTCAGCTTTTGAAAGTATTGCATCTACTGCTAATGGTGATTTTGCAAGTAACCCTACTAATGAAGGTGGATTTGATATTATATTAAGTACAGACCCAAGTACAGTATCTCAAAATTATACAAATAAAGAACAAGACAGTAGTCCTATAGTAACAACTACAAATCCTGGAACTACAGCTCCTAGTCCTAATACCGATATAGGATTAACTGACAAACAAATATATTTAAAAACTGTTGCTGCAGATGATAACATGACAGGTGCTTTTGCTGATGGAGATGAATTTTTTATTAATGGAGAAGGTTTTAAGGTTAGAGGGGTAAATGTTTTAGACCCAAATACGGTAGTTCAGTTAATAGTAGAAAGAGATATATATAATACATCAGCTTTAGAGCATGGAGCTTTGTCTAATGTAACAACTCAAAGTAGTAGTAGTGCTGCTGTTACTGGAGGTGGTTGGGAATCTGGAACTTATGAATTTTGCCATTCTATAATAGACTTACAAGATAATGAAACTTTACCTATTATTAATGATAGCTTAACAAATCATAACATTACAGATGGTTCATATTTTTCTAGAGTAGGATTAAGTGTTAAGTTTAATGATTGGTCTACTAGAAAGAATGAAAAAGGTGTTAGAATTTATACTAGAAAAGTAGGTGGTAATGGTAGATGGATTATGTTTTTAGATGTAGATTGGATAAGAGGGATAAGAAGTAATCTATTTGAATCTTATGAAACAGGAGTAGGTGCTACTGCAACAGATGGTTTTGGAAATGCAGTTGCTACTCATTTTAAACAAATAAAAAACTTAGATATTGTTAACCCATCATTAGATACATTTGAAAGTATTAATGGATACACTCAAGAAGAAGAAAGCATTACTTTTGGTACTGATGGAGGATTTAAAGCAGCAGCTGTATGTGCAAGAAGAGCTTGGGTTGCTAATGTAAGAAAAGATAATAAAGTATTTGATGATAGAATTTACTATACACCAGTAAATAGATTTGCAACTTTTCCAGATAGTTTTTATTTAGATATAGGTATTAGTGACGGTGATTCATTTACTGCATTACATAGCTTAGGTAATAGGCTGTTAGCTTTTAAACAAAAAAAATTATACATTATTAATGTATCATCTTCATCAGATGCTGGTTGGTATTTAGAAGCAGAGTATGATGGTATGGGTTGTAGACAACAAGAGTCTATATCAAAAACACCTTACGGTATAGCTTGGGTAAATGATGATGGTGTTTATGTATTTGATGGACAGTCTATGCCTAAAGAATTAACTGTTAAATTAGATGATGCAACATGGAGAACTAATCAAAGTGGTAAAAATCCTGCAATAGGATATAATAATAAATATAAACAATTATGTGTAGTACAAGATACTGATGCTGATACAGATGTATTTGTATTTGATTTTCAAACTAATTCTTGGTCAATTACTAAACCGTTTGCAGCAAGTGGTTATGATGGAATATCAAACTTTTTAGAATCATTTGATGGATTATATTATTTAGAGTATGGTGGAAGTCATGCAAAAACACTTAAACTATTAACTGGAGATAGTAATTCTTCTACTGCAGGAGATAACTTAGCTATAAAATTACAGACAAAAGATATAGATTTTGGTAATCCAGGTTTAGTTAAAAGAATTAAAAAGGTATATATAACAGCTAAAGATGATGGTTCTGGCAATACCTTAAGTTTAAGGTTTGGAACAGATGGAGCTTCTCCAGCAACTACTATTGCTTATAATTCTAGTGGTGCTCAAGCTGCAGAATCTATTGCAAGTTCTGATTATAAAATTTTAGCATTTGGTATAGGTAGTGCAACAGGAGGAACTAATTGTGAATCTATAGCTTTAGAACTAGTAGATGCTGATAATGAAGCTATAACTATTAACGATATAAATATAGATTTTAGACTAACAAATAAGAGACCTTCATAATGCCAAAATCTGGCGACCATAATGTCAATAATATTGACTCCTTTTTTAAAGTAAGACCATCAAGAGCTAATGTAAGAGAAGGTGAGACTGTTTCATTCCTTGAAGATGGTGTATTAATAAAGCAAGAAAAAAGAAATGGTGTTATATATGAAACTAAATTATCAGAACAAGGAAAAAAACAAAAAGTAAAAACAGTATCTAGTAGTAGTTCTGGAACAGTATTTTTTGGTAGTAGTGGTGGTGATGTCTCTTCTATTATAGCTGGAACAGGATTATCTGGAGGTGGTAGTTCTGGCGATATAACTGTAAACATTGACTCTACCGTAACTACTCTTACAGGCTCACAAACACTTACAAACAAAACTTTAACAGCACCTACCTTAACTACACCAGCATTAGGAACACCAGCAAGTGGTGTTATGACTAACGTAACTGGTACGGCAGCAAATTTAACCTCAGGTAATGCAACCAAAATTACATCTATTACCAATAGCAATATTGTACAATTAGTAGAAACTCAAACACTTACAAATAAAACCTTAACAGCTCCTACATTAACAACTCCAGCATTGGGAACTCCTGCTAGTGGGGTAATGACCAATGCAACAGGAACAGCTGCAAACTTAACTGTGGGGAATGCAACTAAAATTACATCTATTACTAATAGTAATATTGTACAATTAACAGAAACTCAAACTTTAACAAACAAAACTTTAACAAGTCCTACTTTAACAAATCCAGCACTAGGTACACCAGCTAGTGGAAATATGTTAAATGTAACAGGTACAGCTGAAGCTTTAACCGTAGGAAAAGTAATAGTACAAAATAACTCAGCAAATACAAATTTCCCAGTAGTTTTTCATGATG